ACTGTTTTTTCCAGATACACGTTCCGGAAAGGTAGAACCCCGCATCAGCAAACGCTTTGCGGAAATTCAAGCCCTCTGTATCTGCATGGAAAACATAGATGCTTGCGTCGTTCGCCATTGATTTCTCCATGCAGGTGAAAGCGTCAAGCAGAAATTGGTAGAACTTCTCGTTTTCAAGATTGTCGTTCTTGATTTTTCCCGCCGAACCCTTGTAGTTGACATTGTACGGCGGGTCGGTAACCACAAGATTTGCCAGCTTTCCGCTCATGAGGAGTTCGTAGGTTTCCTGCTTTGTACTGTCACCGCAGACAAGTCTGTGACTTCCGAGCAGCCAGAGGTCGCCCGCTTTTGTAATGCAAGGTTTTTCCATCTCTGCGTCAACATCGAAATCATCATCTTTTGTGTCGGAATCATTATCAAAGAACGCAGCGAGCTCCTTTTCATCAAATCCTGTCAGACCGAGGTCAAAATCGTCCGCCTGCAATGCTTCGATTTCAACTTTCAGCATTTCCTCGTCCCAGCCTGCGTCAAGAGCCATTCGGTTGTCTGCGATTATGTACGCTTTCTTCTGCGCAGGAGTAAGATAATCTACAAACACACAAGGCACTTCGGAGATGTTCTCGGCTTTTGCGGCAAGAATTCTGCCGTGACCTGCAATGACATTGAAGTCCCTGTCGATGATAACGGGATTGATGAAGCCAAATTCGCGCAGCGAGGATCGCAGCTTATTCAGCTGCTCCGCAGAGTGCGTCCGGGCATTGTTGACGTACGGTATCAGCTTGTCTATCTGGACAAGCTGCATTTCACTGGTCGTGTTCATCTGACGTTTCTCCTTTTCAAGACCTTGTGCAGACCTTTTCGAGCGTCCGCAATATTTCCTTTAACAGCCTGTCCCTTAATTGTTCGGTATTGCTGTACTGTAAGGTTCGGACGGCTGCCTTTTAGTTCTCTGAAAAAATCTATTGTGTCCTTTGACATAGTGTTATCCTTTCCTGGAACGCAAGAGCCGTTCCATAGCATCGTTCAAATCATCACCAACAGGCTCGGCACAGTTCTCCTTGACTATTCCGTAAATTTCATACCAGATGAGATTTGCGTTCTTCTGAAACTGCTGCGACATCTGCACGAACGGCGAAGCAATAACGCCGCCTGTGGTCGGGTGCTTGCCGAGCAAGCCGTAAGTACTGATTGCTTCCTCGCACTGAATGTATCTTGCGTATGCCTGCGCATAGGCTTCGATGAGCCGCTTGTTTACGAGGTTCTCGCAGCTCCTTTGTTTAAGCCACAGCCAGGTTTCTCGGTATATATCATCAGCGCCGAGCGGAACACCGTTCTTCTGCCGAGCCGACAGATAGTCGCTTGGCTTCGGCATATCCGCGCCGTTAAGCACAGCGCCCTCCGGCAGGTCGACTGCTTCAAGTTCCGCAGTGTCAAGCGTGGGTACATCGTTGCTCATGATTTTTACCGGCAGACCTTTCTGCTTTTTCTCTGCGACAGGAGCGGGTTTATCTCCGGCGCGTACCCGTCTGCCGCCTCTGTTTGTGCCGTCCTTAGCCATGATTTTCACCTCCGCAGGACAAGAAAAAAGGACGGTTCGCGCCGTCCGAAAATATATTCATGGTTTAATACCCCGTTTGAACCCCGATTTTTGCGCACGAAGCCCCGGGCCGCTGTCCGTGATATAGGATCCGGAGATTTTGACTGCCCCTACCGGTCGCCGAGGTCGTGATGTATCTTCGTGTGGCACGACTGACACAGCGACATCAGATTGCTGAAATCATTACTGCCGCCGCACGACACGGGAACGATATGGTGTACCTCCTCAACCGGAGTGAGCCGACCCTCTTTCAGACACATCTCGCACAGTGGGTGAGCCGAAACGTACCGCCTGCGTATCTCCCGCCACGCTCTGCCGTACTTCTTGTTGCTGTCAGCTGAACGCTCGAACTTGTTGTAGCGGCGGTTCATTAGCTTTGAGTGTTCCTCGCAGTACTGTCCGTCACATCTGTTGGGACAGCTGGGGTAGGAACAGGGGCGCTGTGGTCGTCTGGGCATGGGGGGTCATCTCTTTTCTTTTTTGCTGATTATATCATACCACAAAGGGGCTACTGTAAAACAGTTGATTTTACTGTAAAGTTTCAGAAACAACAATCTCTCGCATTGCTTTATGGTGCATTTTGTAGATGTTATCTATGCCGTATCCCATCTGAACAGCTATCTGCTCCCAGGTCTTGAAGCACAGATACCGAAGTTCAAGAAGCGTCTGATATTCGAGATTTGAAACACCGCGAATCACTCCGGCAATCTCCTTTTTGAGGTCAACAAGGCTGTCGATATCAGCATTTATCTCGCTCTCCATATCCACGATTTTGATTATGACGTCCTCCATGCGGTGAATATTGCGTGTTGAGTTACCGGGCATATCGTTGAAAACCGTGGTAGCTTTCTGCGCAAGCAGGTTCAATGAAGCTATCTGCTCCATCTTGCTGTTGATACGCTGATCTATTCTGTA